CATGACATTACAGACCGAGGTTTTTACGGTGCTGCGCTAAGCGGTCGACGCCGTTGACCTTCTCAATCATGTTAACGACGTCAATCTCGATGAGCTCTTTGCCGTCCACAATCAACTTGTAGTAGGTGCATTGGGTCGAGATTTTGGTCTCGGTGTTCTCGCCTTGCTTGTTGTCACCGCCGTCGATTTCTTTGTGACGGCCACGTAACACGATTTCCACACCGCTAATATCGCCGGTGTCGTCACGCTGGTAAGAACCCGAGAATCGCAGCGGCACATCAGAGGCACCCGGCACGGCGTACTGACTCCATAAATCATCGTCAGGAAAACCGCCGATAGTCCACTCCACGGCCAGCGCGTCGTCATCGAGACCTAAATCCACCGCCGCCGAGCCGTTCATCCCGCCGCCGCGATAGTTCTCTAGCTTGCGGGTCAGTTTGGGCAGCGTCACCGAGCTGACGACACCCATGTAGCTCAACCCATCGTTAAACAGGTTGAGGTATTTCAATTTGCGCGGTAAAGCCATAGCGGGTTAATCCTTAGCTGTTGGCGGTTGAACCTAAGCTCACCAGATATTTATCGGTGATGCGTTGGCGTAAGGTGAGATTTTCCAGCGGCGGCACCGGCGTGTAGTCGTAATCGATGTAGAGTTTGCCCGCTTTCAGGCTCTCTTTATCGTTGGCGCTTTCGTCATACCAGCAATCCGCATCGATGATGTAACCGTTAGTTTTCAGCTCGCGGAATTTGGCCTTGATACCCTCGACAATGTCGCGGATAAGCGTGGCGGTCATCGGCTTATCTACCGCCCATTGATGCGCCTCGGCCATGGTATCGGCCAGCACCTGCGCGGTGCGGGTGTAGTTCTCGAACATAAACAGCGGGTCGTCAGAGCAACAGCGGTTGCCCCAAAAGCGGAAACCATCGGAGCGCACCAGCGTGGTAACACCGGCTTCGTTGAGTAGGTCGGCATCGGTGCCCGGTGCCTGTAAATCCCAAAATACCGAGGCACTGATACCGGTGACGCCGTTCACCCCGACGTTAGACAGGGTTTTATGCCAGCCGGTCTCTTGGTCAATCTTGGCGCGCAGACCTAATGCGCGCGCCGTCGCCCATGCCGTATCGCTGGCGTTGGTCGTGGTATTCCATGCCAAGAAGTCCGGCCAAATCAGCATCAGCTCGCGCTGGCTGAAGTTGTCGCGGTACTTGATCGCATCCGACAGGGTTTTACAGCCCCACGCGCTGATATAGCCAAAGGCGCGCAGTTGCTGACAGACCGCCGCCAGTGCGACGGCTACCTCTTTGGTATCGAGACCCGGCACGCCCAAAATGCGCGGCTTGACGCCGGTCACGGCTTTCGCGGTGAGTAACGCTTTTAGGCCGGTGTATTGGCCGTTCTCATCCGCGCCGCCGATGATATTGGAAATGGTCGCCGCTTGGATCGCTTCTTCGTCATCGCCTACGCCCTCGGCCACGCGCACTACGACGGTAACGGGTTTACACTGGTCACCGATGGCCGCCAGCGCGGCGGCTAAGGTGCCTTTAGTCCCCGCTTTACCGGCAGCGGCCACCACGTCGGTAATCAGCACCGGCACATTGAGCGGGAACATTTTTTCATCTGCATCCGACGCGGTGCAGACCATGCCAATAATGGCGGTTGAAACGGTGGAAATGACGCGGGTGCCGTCGTTAATTTCGAGCACCTGCACGCCATGTTTAAAATCGGGCATCGTGTTTGACTCCGTGAGAAAGTTGCAAGGCTATTGTGTTGTGCGTGGACGGGAACGGCGAGCAATGGCCGACGTTCGGGCGGTGAAACAACAGGCAAAAAAAAGCCCTCAAACGAGGGCGAGAAATAACGGAATATATCAGGCGGGTAACGGCGGCCAATCAATATCAGGAGCCGATGAGATATCAACACGGCTAAGTAATACTCGGTAGGTTTTCCATGCCTTAAGCTGTGCCAATTCATCCTCGGTTGCGATGTCTAAATCTGAGGCATCTTGTAACGGCGTAATCTTTTGATTGGCCTCGGCCATGAGCTGCGCGCGGGTTTCTTCGGCTTGAGCGAGCAATTCAGATTCAGGCACCACGCGAGGCGCTATCTTCTTACCGTCAAAAATCCAATTGCCATCGAGTCGATCGGGAAAATCGTTCGGAATCGCTTTTTTACCCACTTCCGCAATAGAAAGATTTTCGGGGAATAACTCGACCGCGTTATAGCTTTGCTGACGGATAACCCCATCCGCTTGATAGGCAATTTTTAACTTATCCGCGCTTAACTTTTCTCGTACGTCATACCAATCTTGACCGTCTTCAGACAGGAGGTGTAGCGCGCCATCCTCGGCGCGTTCTCCTTCGCACCGTGTGAAATTTTTATAAATCATGCTGTATTTTCCTTATGCGACATTTTTCCAAGAACCGCCGATATATTTTTGTAGGCGACGGAAATAAACCCTCGATATATGGAATGAAATCCCCGACCCCGTACTTTTTGTTGTGCCAACATAGGCGGTAGGACAAGCACCCCACGGTAAACTCGCCTGTCCGGGGTAAGGAATATCTACGTATTCCTCCGCGCCCATTTGAGTATTTTGGATATACCGCGCATCAAAGTTATTGTAATTAGTTGGTATTATCTGGCCTGTAAACCCCAGTGTTGTCGTATTCCAATAGCCGCGAAAAGCACCATTAGCGTACAAATCAACCTGACCATCTTTAGAACTACGCAAGCCAGAATCGTTATCACCGATGTTAATTATCCCTGTTCCTACCCCACCGACTTGAATTTGATTGTTAACAATCAAGTTACCATTGAGCGTGCCACCCCCAATAGGCAACGCACCGACATCACTTGATGTAGGCTTGTTGATAGTTCCGTAGCCAATATTCCAACCGTTAACATACCCCGTTTCGTTATTCCATGATTGGCGGTTAGCAATATGACCACGGTGCGACATGTACAATTGGTTAATTGACGCGCCATTTTTTGTGACGATCATAAAACCGTAACCATACAACGGCGTATTTCCTATTTTGGGGAAGTCTGCGACGGTTTCTGGTTTCGAAATTGATATAAGGTACACCCCAACCTGATTGGCGCTGGACAATAGTGTACCGTTCCCAATGTTTCCGCGTGTCGCTATTGGCCATGCCTCCACATCATTTGCCGTTGGCTTATTCGCACTAGTGAATAACTCAGCCCAACCTCGAAAGTTTTTGTTTTCTACGGTTTGGGCAAAGAAACGATTGTTTCGCCCAACAAATTGCAACGCATAGCTATCTTGATGGCGAATATTTATGCCAAAGTGAACCGTTCCGGGAATAGGAGAATTACCTGCACCTTGTACAAATCCAGACGGCACGATAGAAGCGAAATCAACAGGAGTTGTACTGCCCCCCAATCCCCACGAACCATCTTGGTGCGCGCTAGCGGCTTTATTAACGGTTTCTCGTAAACCAAGGTTATTGATAAATAGTGCGGCGTTGGGAATATCTGCGCCGTTGCGGTCTTTTGCGAGACGGGCATTGGCATTGTCCATCACAACTTTTACCGCTTTGGGCGTTGCGGCCAGTGCTTCGCTGGCGTTATCAGTGGCGCTGCTAAGCTGCACAATACCTTTTCTGGCTGTGGTGGCATCCACTGCGGTAAATTTAGCGCTCGCCAAATCATAGGCGGCTTTTACTGCCTTCGGCGTTGCTGCTTGCGTTTCAATATCGCTATTAATGGCGCTGTTAAGCTGAACAATCCCTTTTCTGGCTGTAGTCGCATCCTGCGCAGTATATTTGCCACTTGCCAAGTCATAGGCGGCTTTGACGGCTTTAGGTGTAGCCGCTAATGCCTCACTGTCGCTATTGGTGGCGCTGTTGAGTTGTGTAAAACCTTTCTCTTTGAGCGTGGCGTCAGGATGGCGGCGCGATTGCTCATGCTCCAGCAATTTATCGTCAACGTATTCCTGTGTGGCGAGCACGGTCGAGCTATCAATAAGCAAATTGACCGTGTCCATATCACTGACAATCACCACCATGCGTAGGGTCTGCGCACGGCCTGAGCCCTCGGATAACAGCGGTTTGTAACTCTCGGCCATGTTACTGACCGCAATCAGCGCGCCGACTTCGTCATAGAGACCGAGCTCGCGCATCCAAAAGCCGCCAATCTCCGGCGGGATAACCAGCTCGGCCACCAGATAATTTTTATGCTTCGGGTCGACGATCACTTTATTGAGCGCGGCGCGGTGCTTTTCTGTAATCAGCTTGGTTTGTGCCGGGTCTGGCGTGGGCAGCGTGCCGCCACCGTCACCGACGGCCATTTGAGTGAGGTTGATTTTTGTCCCGCCAGCGGTGGCGGCGGCAATCTTGGCCGCGCCGATTTTGGTCAGTACCGCCTTATATTTTTGTGCCATCGGGTTAGCTCTCTAGGTCAGGGTAAACGGTAATAATGTCGCCGTCGTACAGGGCGACGCCGGTGTAGGCATAACCGGCGATATCTTGAATAATATTGAGTCCGATGAGGTGGCGGCTGGCGGGCTTTGCATCCGCGATAAGTCGCTCCATCTCGAAATACATTTCCTCGGTGATGCCGCTTTCCAGTACGCCAATATCGAGCCGAAAGGTGCCGGGCGGGTCATTGGTCTCCCAC